AGTTGTTGCTTGCAACTAACACGGCGAGGTAAATCACGATTTCGTCCAGTCCTTGCTGTCGCGCAAAAAAATAAGCCGTCAGTCCGGTAATCAGCGCCAGCACCAGCTCGGTGGTGAAATTGAATACGTTTGGTTTGATCCGGTATTCGCGTACTCCCAGCAGGAATACGCCTGTGCCGCTTAGCAAAGACAGGAGAAGCGAAACCGCGAGCATTTTTTCTACGTCGGTCACATACCCCCCTTAGCACCTGGTAATCAGGTGGCGTGAGAGTACGGAGTCTGTAATTTAGAGAGGTAAAGAAAAACAGCGCCCGGAGGCGCTGTTTAGAGTGGGATACGGTTATTTAGCCGAGTTTTTAATGGTCAGAGACGGGCGAAGGTACGGCTGGCCAGATGAGGGATTCAGTGTAGGACAGATCCATTGCCTTGAGCGCTTTTACATAGGCATTCCACTTCTTCAGAGAAGTACGGTCTTCATCACTGATTTCATCCAGTAACAGATCGTTTTGCCATTCATTCATAGTTTTCCGGGCCTCTGCGATTCGCTTATCACGCTCCGCCTCTGCTTGATCTATCAATTCACGCGAACTATATACACGCGGAACAACAACCCCATCTACAAGTGACCATTTTCCTGACACATCAGCCTCTGCAGGTACATTTTCAGGCTTTAATTCAGTAACACTTAAATTAACCGGCCAAATCATAGATGCGTCTTTTTCGATGAAGCGAACAATGCCTTTATCATCATAAGCAACTTTAATGGTTTCTTCGGAAAATTTATTGAGATGATAATACCAATCAAGACCATCTTCGGTGTGCAGGAAATAAGCTCCTGGAACAATCAGGTCACGATATTCATTCTCATATGATGTTAAATTTTTGAGAGTTAGCATTTTATAGTTGTCCTATTGTGAACCAGTTACCAGCTACGGCTTTTTGAATAGCGCGGTAAAAAATAGTGTCACCACCAGGTGACGAACCTTCGGTATACCATCCTGTAAATACGCACCCCCCAGGAGCCTTGAATGTCCCATTGAGTATTCCGCCGCCCTCCCCAGCAAGACGTATATCCTGTACTGCATCACCTGAACCACGCTGAACAAAATTGCCTGAGACCCAGTTGCTCAAGTATCCGCCCCAGCACGCGCCATAAACATTGCCGTCACCTTGAACAAATGAGCTCCCATTACCGGTGTATACACGATCTCCGCTTACAATATTGCCACCAACATTGAGTTGCTGATTGAAGTAGCAATTGCCACCGATAGCAACGTCGTGACCCATATCGACCCTGCCGGTTCTAGCGTTAAAATAAAGAGGCCTGAGATTATTCCATGTCCCCATCGGATCATTTTGGTTCGTTGCCATGAAATAGAAGTTGGTACCATCGAAACGCTGAAAAACACCAAATCCTCCGCTAATGATTCGATAAGTATCCGGAGTGCCCGAGGCTATCGGCTTATCAAAATAAACGCGTAAACCCGGACCATCCAAACTTAAATAGCGACCATTATTGGAATAAAAGTCAAGCACTCCATCAGACGGGCAAATTAAACCTGTATCGGAATCACCAATGTTAATTGATGCTGCAGAACCTGCAAAAGAACTTGTTCCGAAACTACCGATGCTTATATGGGTTGATGCATAAAATGGCCCCGTAACATAAGCGCCATCGCTAAAATGAGCATCTTTATCGACATACAGAGAACTTTTTAAATTTGCCACGCCCAGCAAATTAATGTTGGCAGCGTCGATATTTAAGGCTGCCTGACCATTAGTTTTGGCGGTAGTCGCATCAATGATTATGCGAGCGTCGTAATCGTTTGTAGCAGTAGTCGATGAGTTGAAGTCGATATATGGTCTTGATGCCATAATACTCAACGAGGATTTTAAGTAGGCATCACCATATACAGTCAGTGGACCTTTAACATCAGCTCCCCCATTGACTGATAAAGCCACTGAACTGGCAGGAAGGTTTGTATCCGTTCCACCAATTAACGTCTGGCCACGCAGGTAGTTTGGCGCTGTGCCCTGCATAAACAGGTTCCAGCGGCTCACCCCGTCTCGCGCCGACTGACGCCCTTCAAAGGCATAGGCCGTAGCAATACTGGTACTGGCTTTATCGTAAGAGCGGAACGACGTCATGAGTGTTACCGACGCGTTGGCGTTCACAACACTACTGTTACCCCAAAATTCTACCCAGTCAGGCGTAGTTTGAACGGTGATGCCATCACCTACTGACATTTCAACGCCGAAACCAACCCCGCGTGTCGTGGCATCTGCACCAATATTTGCGTAAGCCATCGCAGCAATTTGCGACGCCCCGGACAAATTGCCTTTACCGGGTGAGTTATTTCCCAGTGTCAGCATACGGGCTGGGTTGTTATTGCCGTTTCCTAATGAGAGCAGCCCTTTATCACTGAACTGGGCCACGTCCTGTTTCCACGTTACACCATTATCCCGGCCATCCACGTCAAGACGCAGACTGCTGCCGTTACCTCTCCAGCGGAAGCCCGTTGAATCAGCATCACGGTCTATGAAGGTGACAGTAGGCGCAAAGCTGTTAACCGTAATACCTTGAGTGCCATCATTGCTGCTGCCCGTGACCACCAGCGCGGCAGCAGTCAGATCACCGACTGCAGTTGCACCCTTCGCCAGCACGTTTAATGGACCGGTAACGTCCGCACCGCCGCTAACCGCAAGGTTGCCGCCGACAATGGCGTTATTGCGGAGCTTCATTGTCGAAACGTTGGTCTCACCCGTGCCATCACCAGACAGCGTGAACCACGTATTCGGAATCGAGTTACCCCATGTAATGGTATCGGTATTGTCCGTAGACTGGCCCATATACCAGTGCAGAGAGTTATCCGCCTTTCGCCCGCGCAGATAATATGCTTTGTCTTTGGTTTTAGCCTTTAGCTGCAGCGCAACCGAGTCTGCGGTAAAAAGTCCCGCGCCGTCAGACGTCAGGCCACCGCCACCTGTAATAGCCAGCCCGCCAGCACCCTGCAGCGTTGCTAAGCCGTCTCCACTGTTGAGGGCAAGGCGAGCCGCAATCACACCTGTTGATGTACGCGCATCAATCGTAATTTTACCGCCGCCGTGCGTCATGTTCGTGGTGGTTATGCCACCGAGAATTCTGCCACTCCAGGCATCACCGCTCACTGCTGCCACACGGCCAACAATCTGCATGATGTCTGTTTCGTATGCCGGAGGTTTGTCATCCAGCTGATCGGTCCGCAAAAAAGTCATCGACGGTACAGACGGCTCAGAGCGGATCACACCAATACGATATCCAGCGCTGATTTGAGAACCGACGTCCAGATTTTTTGAGACCGTCAGCTTTGGCGTGTTGATATTGGTCAGCTTACTTGTGCTGGTAATATCGTCGTTATCGCCTGCCTTTGCCGCGCCCAGCTTAATCAGGTCCGCCAGCGTCATGCTGGCGCTGTCCATCACCTTCCGCCAGCCGTTTTTATCCGCGCCGTCTGATAGCCCGGACCACGCCCAGTCGCCTGAAACTTTACCGGCTAAACGCAGATACATCACGCCACCCTGCGCCACCAGCAGCTGAAGAAGTGCAGCGTCGGCATCATATTTCCGGCGCATGTTGAATAGCTGGCCACGCAGTGTTTGCGTGGTTTTGCCAAGATCAATCGGGCCATCATTGAAAGTACCGCTCAGTGTCCAGAAGGCATTCTGCTCAGTCACAGACACGTCAGCCAGTGAGGTAATTTTGCTATCCAGGACCAGCGACGGCGCGCCAACACCAAACGCGCCCACGGCCATTAGCGCCCCCGGCGTCATATCCATAGGGTTAGTCTGCTGGTCTGCTGTTGCGGCAGTACCGAGGCCGAGGTGGTCACGGGCCTCCGCCACATCCGGCACATCCGCCAGATTTTTACTGGCTACCAGCTGCTTCTCATTGACCAGCTGATCCAGCTCGATGTTTTTACGGAACATCGCTTTGTCGTGAATATCCGAGCCGTTGTTAGCGATAACCATGTTGTTATCGATCAGCTCTTTAAGGATTTTTAGCCCCTTCAGGTTGGCCGCAATCAGCTCGTCGTCACTGGTGTAGATGGAATCCAGCGTGATCCCTACCTGCCGGTTAATACGGTAGTTGGTGACGATCATCGCCTGCGTAACCTGCGTGGTGCCGGTTGGCACAAGCACGCGGCAGAGCTCCAGCTGGTTCGGTTCCAGCGCTACAGAGATATCCTGCGCAAAGACGCGTGCGGCCTCAACTGTGGAGGTGATATCTACCTGGTCAGTCTTAACACCCAGCTTGTAGTTTGCTTCCAGCACAATACGGGTAGTTTTGCCCGCCACGACCGGCAGTGTCAGATCGGCCAGGTGCTGCACGGTAATCTGGTGTGCGTTCACGTCGATTGAGGCCGCGCCCTGCCCGCCTTCCGCCCCTTTTGAGGTAACAACAATATTCAGCCCGGAACCAGCGACCGGCGAGAAGCCCAGGTAGAAGCCCGATCGCACAATGCCTTTCAGCTTTCGGTTTAGTGCGGAACTGGTGTAAGTCTCCAGGTACTGCATATCCGCCGACAGCGGCGCGGTGCCATACGCCTTACCCGCCATAACGCCAATATCGGTAATTTCATTACTGCTCATGTGCATTACGCCGTTTTCTGTTCAATGGTGACGATAAGGCGGTAGGCCTTACCACGGAATACGGAGTCCTGCTGCAGACACAGCACGGCAAACGCGTTACCGTCGCCATCCACCAGCGTCAGCGTGTTGAGGTCATAGGCTTTGCCTTCCGGCAATAAGGCATCATCCAGCTGGATAGTGATCGAGATATCCGCGCCGGTACTGGTGAGCACCAAAGGTGTTTCAGTGAACTTGCCTTCAAGATTGGCATTGCTGAACGTTGAGGGAATGTCCGCGATATTCCAGCCGCCAGCGGCGTTACTGGTGACGAGCGCTGATTTGCCCCAGTAGGCTTTGACCATCTGGAAGCGGCTACCCTGCCCGATGGAGGATTCAGCGCGACGTATGTAGTAATAATCAAGCAGCTTCGCTTTAAATAGCTTGCTGCTGACAGAGATAGTATCAGCCATAAAAAAGCCTCTCAGAGTTAAGAGGCCAGAGGGTAAAGAGTTCGTAAAATCCGATGGTCAACTACGCGACAAATTGCTCATAAAAAAGCGTGGTGATCGTGCTGGTACCGCTGCCGTCATCAGGCAGCGCCAGAATAAACTCCGGCGCCCCATCAATGGGGAAAGCCAATGTCACGCTACTGCCGTCCGTGCTGGTGGCTGTGATGCCTTGGCTATTGCCCTTCTGGATACCAATGTACTGTACGCCACCATCAGTAAATAACCGTGCGCGGCCATCGCTGTCAGCACTGGCAATATAAATGGGTGCTGGCGCGGCGTCCGGCCTGCTGCGATAGTCATTCCACCAGGCGTCTGCGGCAAACATATCGTAGCGTTCGCATCGCTTTACCTGCTGCACCGGCACTGCGGGAATATCGTATCCATGCTGTGTGGCCATGTGCAGGTTTTTGATCTCCGACTGGAGATCGGAGTAAGACATTTTGGCCTGATAGTCGATTCCGGCACTAATAAGCGTGACGTTTTCAGCATCGGCTGACATTTCAAACGAGATAAATAGCGCTACGCCGTCAAACACGATGTGAAGCGGCAGTAGCGGCGCAATGATTCGGTCAAATTGCGTTAGCAGCTTCTGAACTGCTTCACCCTGCTCCAGATAACCATAACGCTCATAAAGCTCATTCAGAGCCACCGAGATTTGCGCCCGCGACGTCAGAAAGAACTCGCCATACTTCGCCTCTGCAATCGGCAGGCCTTCTTTCGTGGTGAAGAAGGTGCCATAAGGTGCCAGCTCCTGATCTATCGGTGCATACAGCTCCTGCCAAGTGACTGGCAGATTATCGAACTCGCGCCAGAACGTTGACGTGATCGGCTTATCAGTACCTTTAAAATGCACTTCGTCCAGACGCTGCGCCAGCAGCACGGGTCTGCTGGTATCTGTAGTCTCTGCCACAATGAAAAAGCGTCCATATTCGCTCATGCGTAGCGTCAGATCGTCCTTGTTCATTGTGTAGTAACTTTTGCGGTTAGTAATGCGATCCAGTATCGGCTCTACCGCATCTTCGAAAATGCTCTGGAGAGTATTAGCAAACCCTGACCAAAGCTCAGAACCCTGTTTTTCTTTGGTCAGCCGGTCTTTTACCCAGTTTTTGATCATGGCCGTGCCTTACAGGTAGTTAATATCAAACGTGGAGTTAGCCACATCGAGATAAATAAAATCGTTCAATTGAAGGGCCGTTTTCATGTCATGCGTGGTCAGCTCATACGAGATAAACAGGTTTAGCTCTTCAATGACACGCCACAGGTCTTTAACCTGCACTTGTGAGAAGTGTTTACCGGCCTCAACGTCATTCTGATCGCTGTCGCCAAACGTGGTTGCGTCACGTCCAAATCGTGTCTGTAACGCTTCCTGCACAGCTTTACGTGCGTCAGAAATAATGACGTTCTTTTTCGCCAATGCGTTCAATGAGATCGTGAATGGTTCTTCCTGCGTGGGAACGTATCGGAATTTTTTGTTAATCTCATTGGGGATGGCCGTGATAGCTGTCATGATCATGGTTTCAAGTTCAGCTTGTGTGTATCCAGGCTTATGCCCGCAAAAGAAGATTGTATTGATGTTGCTCAGCAGCTTAACGCCGGTTGAAATCTCCTGCTCCTGCTCACCCCAGGCACTGATCCACGACATACCCGGTACAGCTCGATTCAGGAAGTATTTATAATCACCGCCCCATACTACCTGCTCGTCATACGCCACGTAGTACTGCGCCCGGTTGCGCGTTTCCTCCGTACTTTCAAAGCCACTGCCACCCGTGATTGGCGTCATGGTCACAACTTCAATCTTGCTATTCATATCGGCAATATTGCCCGCTGGCGTCAGCTTCTGGCCTTGTGTCAGCGTGGTATCGCCCCGGCTGCACCACACATCCAGATCGACTTTACTTCCGGTTTTCGGCATCTTGCCAATCGCGCCGTCACCAAAGCGTACGCCCAACTGCTCAGACGGCTTGTAGACCAACACGTAATGCTGGCTTGAGCCACGGGATAGACGAAACAACGGGTTATTCTTCCACAGCGTTTTGTTCTCGTTTTCCGTCACGTAAACGTCCATTGAAACTGTTTCCTCCGTAATATCACGCGGCAGCATTACCGTATAAAACGGCGCTTCAGCGTCGATTGCGGAGGACACGTTAACGTGCTCCATCTGGCGGACGTCGTTCACCACGACGCTATGGCCAGCAGGGATAATCACCACATCGGTTGTGACATAGGGCAGCTGTGCGTTCGACAGGAACTCCGCGTAGATTGGCAGCTGAATGACTTCATTCGTTTTGTTGGTGATCTTCACACTGCCCCATGACGGCGTGATTAAGTGACCGAGATAATTACGGTCTTCGGCTGCGGCCAGAATGCTTGAGCGCTTCGTCGCCGTTGAGATAAAACCCTCCGTCAGACCGCGCTCAGCGGTAGTCTGTGCGGCGTAGATGATCTGCGCGCCAAACACGGCCATCATCTGAATGAACTGGCTGTTGGTAAATTTTTTCCACCAGCTGTTCGCCTGTAGTTGTCCGTTAA